GCCAAGCTAACCGGCATGGAGGTTCTGGAAGAATCCACATGGATTGGGAAGTACATTCCCGTGGTTCCGGTCTACGGCCAGCAACTGGTGGTCGATGACAAGCGCAAGAAGTACGGCATTGTGCGTATGGCCAAGGACCCCCAGCGGATGTACAACTACTGGCGCACGGCTTTGACCGAATCGGTTGCCCTGGCTCCCAAGGCCAAGTGGCTGCTTGCCGAAGGCCAGGACGAAGGCCATGAGAATGAGTGGGCGCAGGCTAACATCAAGGCAACTCCGGTCCTGAGATATAAGCAAAAGGACATCGAAGGCCAGATGGCCCCGCAGCCAGTCAGGTTGCAGCCCGAGCCCCCGCCTGCTGGCATTGTTGAGGCGACCAGCAGCATCAATAACGACCTTCAGACGGTTGTCGGTATTTTTGACCCGAATCAATTCATGCAGGGTCAGCAGTCTGGCAAGGCTATCCGCGGTCAGCAGATGCAGATTGACCTGTCGAATTTCCATTATTACGACAACCTCACCAGGTCACTTAAGCAAACCGGCCGGATCATTCTCGACTTGATTCCCAAGATTTACGACAAAGAGCGGGTTATGCGGATTATTGGGTACGACAACCAGCCCGAAATGGTTACTATCAACCAACGGGTTGTGGATGAGTCTGGCGCCGAGAAAATTCTCAATGATGTGACGGTAGGTGAATATGACATCTACATGGACACCGGCCCTGGGTATCAATCCAAGCGCCAAGAGGCAGTCGAGGCTATGGTTCCGCTATTGCAGGCCAATCCAGAACTGTTCCAGGCTGCCGGAGACTTGGTGTTCCGCAACATGGATTTTCCTGGCGCCGATGTGATTGCAGACCGTCTGGCAGCCATGAACCCTATGGCCAAAATTGACGAGAAATCGGACATTCCGCCCCAGGTCCAGATGCAGCTTATGGCCAGCCAAAAGATGGTGGCCGACCTCCAGCAGCAGATTGCGGCCCTGACCATGAACCTTCAGCACCAGACCGATGTCCAGCGCATGAAGGAAGAAGGCCAGAACCGGCGCAAGCTCATGGATGTCACCTCGCGTGCGTACAACACCGACACCATCAACGAGGCCAAGGTCAACCAAGAGATCATGCGTTCAGAGGCCGATCAAAACCGCGGCGAACTAGATGCCATCACCAAGCTATTGCTCAAGGGCATGGATATTCGCCAATTACAGGGTGAGATTGCCCGCAGGGACATGGAACAGGCGGAGACTGCCGGCTTTGCCGAACAAGAAGTAAACCAGTCGAGCAACCCATTCTTGCAACAGGAAATGCAAATTGCCGAGCAGCCAATGGGCCAGGCGCCAATGATGGACGACCAGGCTATGGCCATGATTGCGGAGCAACAGATGCAGCAGCAGCCGCTCGAGCAGCCAGCTATTCCTGGCATACCGATGGGGCCGCGTTGACATCTATCAAGAAACGGTTTCTAATAGCTTAAACCTACCGATGGGATCATCGGGTTTATTCTTGGAGTAATCCATGTCTGATGTAGCAGAAGTAAGCCAGGAACCAGTAAGGAAACAAGCTGCGAACCTGGTAACGAGTGAGAATTTAGCTGATTTCCAGGCAAAAAAACTTGGTTTAGCCCAGCCAGAAACTCCAACTGAGGCCGCTGATGCGGAGCCGGTTGTCGAGCAAGATGGGAGTGAATCAGAGGCCGAGGGAGAGGCTGCAACAGGTGAAAAGAAGCAAAACCCAAAACTTGAAAAGCGGTTTTCGGAACTGACGAAGCAGCGCGAAGCGGCCCGCCAAGAAGCGGAACGCGAGCGAAAGACTCGAGAAGCCTTAGAAGCGCGATTAAAGGATTTGGAAGCAAAGGTAAATCCGCCAAAACCGGATGAACCGGACTCCAAACCTACAATGGCGCAATTTAATGATGCTGAAGAGTGGGCTGCGGCTCTGGCCGAGTGGACTACTGATAAAAGGATGCGGGAGCGGGATCAAGCAGAACTTGCAAGGAAGGCCGAGGAAGAACAGTCGCGGATGCGGCAGAAATTCCAAGAGCGGTTAGAGGTCACCAAAAAAGAACTGCCGGATTGGGACGAAATGATTGCGTCTAGTGATGTCTCGGTGTCACAACCGGTCACCGATGCGATTATTGAAAGTGATGTAGGACCCCAGGTCCTGTATTACTTGGCCGAAAATCCTGATTTTGCTCGGGAATTGGCGGAGAAATCCATCACTTCTCAACTGCGTGCGATTGGGCGTTTGGAATCGAAATTCGAAACCAAACCTGTGGTTAAGGAACCTGTGGCGAAGAAATCGAATGCTCCGGCACCGATTACCCCGCTGAAATCCGGTGGAAACCCAGCCGATATTAGTCTGGACTCCAACCGTCAATTTCATGGCACTTTCTCGCAATGGAAAGCTGCGAGAGCCGCTGGGAAAATTAGGTGACGGGTAAACCCTAAAACTTGATTGGAGAAATAAAATGGCAAATAACTTGCTAACCATATCCATGATCACCAACGAGGCGTTGATGGTCCTGGAAAACGAATTAACCTTCACGGGTCGCGTTGACCGTAACTATGATGACCAGTTTGCGGTTGTCGGTGCCAAGATTGGTAACACCGTCAATGTCCGCCGTCCTGGCCGTTTCATTGGTACGACTGGCCCAGCCCTGAATGTGGAAGACTTTAACGAGACATCCACACCGGTTACCCTTTCAACCCAATTCCATGTGGACACGCAATTTACTACCCAAGACCTTTCGTTGTCTTTGGATATGTTCTCGGACCGCGTGTTAAAGCCAGCTATCGCTGCTATTGCCAACAAAATCGACTTTGATGGCACAACGATGGCCGTTGACAACACCGCGAACACGGTTGGAACTGCTGGTGTTGTACCGTCTGACATCGCAACCTTCTTAACTGCTCAGGCTTACCTGGACGGTGAAGGCGCTCCCCGTGATGGCAAGCGTTCTTGCGTGGTTGATCCCTTTACCGGCGCCTCGATTGTTGGCTCCTTAAAAGGTCTCTTTAACCCCCAGGGAACGATTTCTGGCCAGTACGAAAAGGGAATGATGGGCCGCGACACCATCGGCATGAACTGGTACATGGACCAGAACATTGTGTCCCATACCTACGGTTCGTATTCGACCGCAACGATGTCCACCAACACAACGACCTTCACCGGTTCGCTGACAACTGGCTGGGCTCAGACATCCACCATCACCATCGCGGCTGCAACTGCTAATGCCGTGTTGAATGCTGGTGACACGATCCAGATTGCTGGCGTGTTTGCAGTCAACCCACAGAACCGCCAGCCATACGGTGGCAATGTATTGCGTAACTTCGTGGTTACTTCTGCGGTCACGATTACTTCTGGTGGTTCAGCATCTGTGACGGTCTCACCGGCCATCATCACCGCTGGCCAATTCCAGAATGTGTCCGTACTTTCGACATCTTCGACTGCGGTTGTCACTCCGTTCAATAAGACCGGTGTGGTTAGCCCGCAGAACTTGGTGTTCCACCGCAATGCGTTCACCCTGGCAACTGCCGACCTCGAATTGCCTGATGGCGTTCATTTCGCTGGCCGTGCAAGCGACAAGGACAACGGTCTCTCGATCCGTGTTGTTCGTCAATATACGATCAACAACGACTCGATCCCGACCCGTCTGGATGTTCTCTACGGTTGGGCTCCGCTCTATCCCGAACTCGCCTGCCGCGTTGCAGCTTAATTAGGAAAGGAACTTAATCATGGCAAATCCAGGACCAGCAAGTACCCAAACCTCCAACTACCTATTAAACGGTAGTGCAGCCGATGGTGTTTTACTCGGCATTGCTGGAGGTGAGGTTGGTTTTTACGGCGAGACCCCCGTGGTTCAAGCCGGTGCTATCACCCCGCTAGTATCGACAACGGCCTCCACGGCTGATGTTTGCGCTCGGGTAAATAGCATCATTACTGCATTGCAAAACATTGGCATCACCGCCTAAGATGTTTTGATGTATTAAGAAGGCCGCCCCCAAAAGGGGTGGCTTTTCTCATTTTTAGGAACCGCATGAAGCACATAATGTTGGCAATGCCCGCCTACACAGGCGTGGTTCACATGGGAACGATGCGCTCTTTAATGACGGATTGCATCAATCTAATTAAGCGCGGCGACCGGTTTACCCTGGTCGATGACATTGGAAATGCCCTGATTGCCGACTGTCGAGGCGTAATAACAACCAATTTCTATCATTCTGACTGCGATGAACTGGTGTTTATCGACTCAGATGTTGCCTGGGAGGCCGGAGCCCTGTGCAGGCTTATTGACCATCCGGTGGACCTGGTGGCTGGGGCATACCCAGCGCGGGCCGACCCAATTAAGTTTAGTGTGGGCTGGATTGAAGAACGGAAGTACCTAAAAGCGGACCCCGAAACGGGACTTTTAGAGGTGGATCGGGTCCCAACAGGGTTTTTAAAAATCACTAAAAACTGCATATCGAGGATGATTGAGGCATATCCAGAAACCTTTCATCACGATGCGGCCGTTAACAACCAGTTTTACCCCCTTTTTGAATCGTTTATCGATACTGAGAAAAAGTGGAAGTACGGGGAAGATTTTTCATTTTGTAAACGGTGGAAAGAAATCGGTGGCCAGGTCTGGCTCGACCCAGAAATCAACATGGGCCATATCGGGAATAAAATCTTCGAAGGACATATTGGAAACTGGCTGAAAAGTAGGATAATTTCACAACCAACATCTGAGGTGAACCATGAATCAAATTAAAATTCTCAGCGCAACCTATGCTCTGGATCTCACAACTGCCGCGTCTTCGGCCCTGCAAATTGTCCCAAATACCCCAACTCGCGCTTACCGTGTGGCTTTGCTAAATACGGGAACGGGAAAAGCCGCGGTAACATTTGGCACAACTTCAAGCAATATGGATACCCCAGCAATTGCGGCTACCGGCGGCTCTGGGTCATTTGTGCTGCCGGCCAACATGATCTATCCAATGATCATTGATTGCGGCGCACCGGATCTGTATCTAAAGGCTATCTCATCAGGCACCAACACTCTGTACATTACGCTGGTTGCCACCGAATAAGGATTTATCATGGCTAACAATACCGCCAAGACCATAACGACAAACTTCGTTCCGGTCCAGGGAACCTTTGAGCCCCTGTATCCGTATGACATTATTTCGTTTATTGGGCCAGCGGGACTGCCGTTTTATGCCCCTGTAAACCCCAACCTAGACGGGGTGACAATTACCAACAGTACGATTAACAGTACGACTATTGGTACGACAACCCCTGCCGCGGGCGCGTTTACAACGGCCAGCGCCACAAACCAGCCGGTCAGCAATAACGACCTGACTACAAAGCTATATGTGGATTCTTTGGCGTTGGGCATTTCTTGGAAACAACCAGTAATCGCGGCCACAACGGCCAACATCACCCTTTCAGGCGCTCAAACCATTGACACCGTCCCCGTGGTTGCGGGAGATAGGGTGCTGGTCAAGAGCCAAAATAACGCCTACGACAACGGTATTTATATTGTTGGAACCCCTTGGACTAGGTCACCAGACACTAATTCTTGGGATGAATTAATTTCTGCCCTGGTGTTTGTTACCGAAGGCGGCCTAGCTGGTTCTGCCTGGTATTGCACCGCACAACCAGGTGGCACTCTTGGGGTTACCGCGGTTAACTGGAATAACTTTTCTGTTGGTGGCGTTTACTTTGCCGGAACCGGCCTAACGCTGACCACAGGTGACACATTCAACATAGCAAATACAGGCGTAACGGCTGCAACTTACGGTTCCGCTTCAGCGGTTCCTGTCTTTGCGGTTAACCAACAAGGCCAAATTACAAGCGCAAGCAACTCAAATATTGCTATTTCGGCCTCTCAGATTACTTCTGGAACCATCGATTCTGCACGGATTTCAGGCTCTTACACCGGAATTACCGAGGTAGGAACCCTGTCGGGGTTGACGGTCAGCGCAACGATTACCGGATCGATTTCTGGTAACGCTGCGACCGCAACCAATGCGACTAACGCGGTAACGGCCACAAACTTAGCTGGCGGGGCCACAGGGAGCGTTCCGTACCAATCTGGGGCTGGGACAACCACCTTTGTTGGAATCGGCTCTACGGGCCAAATTTTGACCGTTGCAGGCGGTGTGCCAACCTGGGCGGCTCCAGCAACATCTGGTGATGTGGTTGGCCCAGCATCGTCTACGGACAATGCCATTGCCCGATTTGATAGCACAACGGGCAAGATTATTCAGAACTCAGCAATTACCGTGTCTGACGCTGGTGCGCTGCAAAATGTCAACGAGATCAACTTTGATGTCACGCCCACAGGCGTGGTTGGCGGGGCTGGTTCTTTAGCGTGGAATAGCGATGACAATACCCAAACGCTAGATTTGACCTTAACTGGCGGTGCAATTACTTGCGCTATCGGTCAAAACAATTTCTACCGCGTCAAGGCATCTTCTGCAATTACCAAGGGTCAGGTGGTCATGTTTACCGGCACGGTTGGTGCGTCTGGTGGCATTTTGGCTGCACCGGCTACCGGTTTAACGGCGCTCGATGCCCACTATGTAATTGGCCTTGCGGCAGAAAATATCGCATTAAACGGATGGGGCTATGTCACAGAGTTTGGCGAGGTCAAAGGAATAAATACCACCGGAGCATCGGTTAGCGAAACTTGGGTAAACGGGGACATTTTATGGCTTAATTCAGCCGTTCCGGGCGGGCTTACAAAGGTAACTCCCACGGCTCCGTCACCAAAGGTTCAGGTAGCGGCGGTGGTTTACGCGGCAGCAAACGGTATTTTGTTTGTACGCCCGACCTTTGACCCTGCGTTAAACCAACTGTCTAATGTCTACGCACCAAGCCCATCAAATAACGACCTTATTATTTGGGATAGCGGTGATTCGCGTTGGGAAAGCAGAGCCGCATCAAGCGTAGCCGTAGGAACTGCAACTAACCTTGCTGGTGGTGCGACCGGTTCTTTACCTTATCAATCAGGCGCAGGCGCAACCACATTTTTGGCCGCCGGCTCTGATGGCCAGGTTCTTAAACTTGCCTCTGGGGTTCCGACCTGGTCATCCGATACTTCTGGTGTGACGATTACCGATGACACCACAACCAATGCGACCCGTTACATAACATTTTCAAACCTTACAACCGGTAACGAAACCACCCTGGATGTATCGTCTACCAAGCTGCAATTTAACCCAAGCACAGGTGCGCTAACGGCTACAAGTTTGACCCCGACCAATGCGCTTGGAACTGCTTACGGTGGTACGGGACTGACATCTCTTGGAACTGGTGTAGCAACTTGGCTTGGAACCCCATCATCTGCAAATCTAGCTGCGGCGGTAACAGACGAAACGGGTTCTGGATCTTTGGTGTTTGCGACCAGCCCATCGCTGACTACTCCCAATATCGGTGCTGCGACTGCAACTAGCGTTAACGGCCTGACCATTACCAGCAGTACGGGAACCTTAACGGTTGCCAACGGCAAGACCTTATCGGCAAGCAATACGCTAACCCTTGCGGGTACTGATAGCACGACCATGACTTTTCCGCCAACTAGCTCAAGTATTGGCTATCTCAACATTCCGCAGTCAGGGTCAGACAAGACGGGCTCATATACCCTAGCTTTGGGTGACATTGGCGAGTTTGTTGGCGTGGGATCAGGTGGGTCGATTACGATTCCTAACGCAACCTTTGCGGCTGGGGATGCGGTATCAATCTTCAATAACACGACCGGCAACATCACAATTACTTGCACAATTACGACTGCTTACATTGCGGGAACTGACTCAGATAAGGCTACCGTTAGCCTTGCGACTAGAGGTGTCTGTACCGTCTTATTTATTTCTGGAACGGTTTGCGTTATCACAGGGAATGTGTCGTAAATGACGGGCATCTTTCAGATTCTGCTTGCCTCTGGGTCGCCGACTGTTCTTGCTGACTATCTTGTTATAGCGGGCGGTGCTGGTGGCGCTGGCGGATACTATGGTGCTGGTGCCGGAGGTGCTGGCGGTTATAGAGAATTAACTAGCCAAACTATCAATGTTGGAACGCCTTACACCGTAACTGTTGGTGCCGGTGGAACTGGATTTGGAAGCACATCATTAAAAGGCGGATCAGGAAACAATAGCGTTTTTGGCGCAATCACATCAAATGGCGGTGGCGGCGGTGGAGCCAATGACACTAGACCAGGAGCAAATGGAGGCTCTGGCGGTGGCGGTATGGGTGGTGGGGCAGCCGGTTCTGGAAATACACCGTCAACATCTCCATCACAAGGAAATAATGGCGGAGTCGGAAATTTTATTCCTCCAGGCTATTCAACCGGTGCTGGCGGTGGTGGGGCAGATGCGGTAGGAAGTAATGCAACCACAAGCGGAGGTGGCGCTGGCGGATCTGGAAGATTGTCAAGTATTACTGGGACATCTACACGAAGGGCCGGAGGCGGTGGCGGTGGAACAACTCCTGATATAAGCAATCTTCCCGGTGCTGGTGGTGCCGGAGGTGGCGGTAGCGGAGGAACAAGTGCCTCTCCAGCCGGCGTTAGCGGAACTGCAAATACCGGAGGTGGTGGTGGTGGAGGTTCAGGAAATAGCGGTTTAAGCACACCGGCTGGCGGCAACGGTGGCTCTGGTGTCGTTATCATCAGAATTCCATCTACGCACTATGCAGTATTTTCTAGCGGTGTCACATTTACAATTACTACATCTGTTCCTGGTTTCTACATCTACACGGTAACTGCAACTTCTACGACCTCCGAAACAGTCACCTTTAGTGTTGGTCTTCCTGTTGACTTTATGGTCGTTGCCGGAGGCGGTGGGGGTGGCGGAGCATCATTTGCTAGTGATGCAACTGGCGGTGGTGGCGGCGGTGGATTTAGAACTTCCACCAACATATCTTCAGAACCTATACTAGGTTTAGCGTTTGGTGTTGCATATACAGTCACAGTAGGTGCTGGTGGTTCTGGGGTTTCAGGAAACACAAATGGTGGAAACGGAAACAACTCTGTTTTAGCTTCGATAACTTCTACTGGCGGTGGTGGCGGTGGAACTTGGAATCAAGCCGGTGTCAATGGTGGTTGCGGAGGTGGCGGCGGTGGTTCTAATAACGCTGGCGGAACAGGAATTTCGGGCCAAGGATTTGGGGGTGGGACATCAACTACCGCTAGTCCATACAGAGGTGGCGGTGGTGGAGGCGGATTAGCAGCGGGAGCATCTGGAACGGCTTCTGGTAACGGTGGTCAAGGTAATGGATCATCAGTCACGGGATCCGTGGTATACCGTTCTGGTGGCGGTGGTGGTGGAACATACTTAACATTTGTTGCCGGCTCCGGTGGATTGGGAGGCGGTGGAGCGGGTGGCAGAGCCGGCAGCTACAACGGTACTGCTGGAACCGTCAATACCGGAGGTGGCGGCGGTGGTGGTGGATCTGACAATAGCGGATCAGGGAGCAGCGGCGCTGGCGGGTCTGGCATTGTTGTTTTAAAAGTGCCTGATAATGTGTTTGCGATATTCTCAAGTGGAGTAACTTCATCTCTATCTACCTCTGGTGGATACAACATATATTCGGTAACTGCCACATCCACAACATCTGAAACTGTTACTTTTGTTGTTGGCGCACTTGCTGATTTCTTGGTGGTTGCCGGTGGTGGCGGTGGCCAAAGTGTTCGCGGAGGCGGGGCGGGGGCTGGCGGTTATAGAACCTCTGCTGGAACTTCGGGTGGTGGCGCATCGGCAGAATCTAAAATTTTGGTTCAATTTGATGTTGCATACACCGTTACGGTAGGTGGTGGAGGAACAGGCGCTCCGGCTGGGACTGCTGGAAACCCTACAAAGGGTAGCAACTCTGTTTTTTCTTCTGTCACTTCTACAGGGGGCGGTCAATCCAACGGCCAAACCGGTGGCTCAGGCGGTGGTGGTGGTGGTTCAAATGGCTCAACGGGTGGCGCTGGAACCGCAAATCAAGGTTATGCGGGTGGCAGCGGGATCAACTTTGGGGCGGGCGGCGGTGGCGGCGCAAGCCAGGTTGGAGTAAACGGAACGGCATCTGTTGCTGGTAATGGTGGAAATGGTGTTACATCAACGATTACAGGTTCTTCTGTACCCCGTGGCGGCGGTGGTGGTGGCGGTCATCAAACAAATCTTGGTGGCACAAGAGGTTTAGGTGGCACCGGAGGTGGCGGCAACGGCGGATTAGATGGCACGACCGTTGCCACAAGCGGAACGGTAAACACAGGCGGTGGTGGTGGTGGCTCTGGTGGCGATGGTGTCAATTATTTTGCGGGGGGCAACGGCGGCTCTGGTGTTGTTATTATCAAAGTGCCTAACAATGTCTATGGCATATTCTCCAGCGGCGTGACATACACCACTAGCAACTCTGTATCTGGGTTTACGGTTTACTCTGTAACTGCGACCAGCACCACTAGCGAAACTGTAACTTTTACTCGCACATTTAATGCTGACTTTTTGGTAATTGCTGGTGGTGGTGGAGCTGGTAACAGGCGTTCTGGTGGTGGCGGCGCTGGTGGTTATAGAGAATTTACATCTCAAACTTTTGCAGTAGGAACTGCATTTACAGTAACTGTTGGCGGTGGCGGTGCTGGTGGAGCGGGAAGTTTTAGCGGCGCTCCAGGATCGACTGGTTCAAACTCAGTTTTCGACACAATTACTTCTAGTGGCGGCGGTGGCGGCGGCGGGCTTACTGCTGGAGCAAATGGGGCTAATGGCGGCTCTGGTGGCGCAGCATCTGGTGCTGGTACCGTTGGCTCTGGAAATACCCCTTCGACATCACCGAGCCAAGGAAACAATGGCGGCTTAGGTCAAAGTGCCGCAAACCCAAATAATGGTGGCGGTGGTGGGGGTGGTTCTGGTGGTGCGGGTGGAAATATGGCTGCTGGAAGCACAGGTGGAACAGGCGGGGCTGGAACATCGTCATCAATCACGGGTTCAGCGGTTACAAGAGCATGGGGTGGTGTTGGCGGCGGTTTTAATAACATGGGAACAGCCGCTACGGGAAGTCAAGGAAACGGGAACGGCGCAAGCGCAGGGGCCAATACTGGAGGTGGCGGCAACGGAACAACAGAAGCAGGGGCTGGGTCTGCTGGCGGTACAGGCGGCTCTGGCATTGTCATTATCAAGATTCCTGACACCCGCACGGCAACTTTTTCAGGCGGTGTTACATCCTCGCTATCAACTGCGGTATCAGGATTTAAGATTTACACAGTAACTGCTACATCAACCACATCAGAAACAGTAACTT